CCCAACTCTAACCAGTTAGAGTGGTATCACAACGGAAGTTCCGTGATATTCAGTGCATCAAATTACACCGTCCCAAACTACGCCGTGGCCATGTGTGCGGTGGACCGTTCCAACGGCAAAATACATTTTGGTATAGACGGCGAATGGTGGACATCGACCAGCACGAAAGGTCTTTTTAACGGCTTTACGCCCAATTCCAATTTTGCAAACTTGCCAAGCACAGGAGCGCTCTATCCTGCTTTGGGCGCTTTGTACAACAGCAATATCAGCTTTGCGGGGGTCGTGAACTTCGGCCAAGACCATACCTTTGCCGGAACAAAAAGTCCACTTCTAACTCCTTACTCAGATGCTAATGGTGTAGGTGAGTTCTATTATGAACCTCCGTCTGGTTTCTTGGCTTTGGCGGATAACTACGTAGTCACTAATAGCCTAGCAACCACTGGCGTATTGTCCGTTAGCGAAATGCTACAAGCCTCACTTTAAGAAAGGAACGATTATGTTAGACCAAAAGAAATGGTGGATGTCCAAGACTGTATGGGGGGTGATTGTTATGCTTCTCTCCTCTGCTTTGACTTCCACTGGCATTCCATTGACCCCTGAGATTCAGGGTACGATTGTAGAGCTTATCATGCAAGCTATCACTGTAGGTGGTGGTGCATTGGCTGTCTACGGTCGAGTAACGGCTAAGACTGCAATCAAATGAGTAGGTCACTAAACTCGACAATTACCACGGCATTGGCGGCTGATGTTATTCAGCCGTTCTTTGCTATTGACCTTCTGTTTGACTCTCCTAACGAGACCTATATCTGGAATGGTGTAGGTACGAGGACTATCAATAGTAAGGCTTATTCAGGCTTAGGGGAGTTATTACAGATCGAGCCTATCGAGGAGACCGGAGATATTTCCGCTAGGGGTGCTACTATTTCCCTCAGTGGTATTGATAACTCTGCCTCCTCCCTGTTTCTTAAGGCTCTGGCTACTCCTTACCAAGGTAGGGTATGTAAGATTTACTTTGGTGTGATGGATGCTCCTTCAGATTACGTAGAGATATTCTCTGGCTATATGGACCAGATGGACATTAACGAGGGTCCAGAGACTACCACTATCACCATGACTGTAGAGAACAAGTTGGTAGCCCTAGAGCGTCCCGCTGGTACTCGATACACCTCTGCCTATCAGAGAGAACAGCACACCGGAGATAAGGGTCTAGACTTTGTAGCAGGACTACAGACCAAGAAGATCATATGGGGAGCCACACCTGAATGAGGTATCAACAAGAGTTCTTAGCTACGGTTGAGGACGACATCCGACCATTGATACAAAGGCATTGGGAAGACATTGCCCTTAACAAAGACAAGATTAAACTAAACCCAGACTGGGACGCCTACCACACCTTAGAGCAAGCTGGTGTACTGAAGATATTTACAGCCAGAGAAGGTGACTTGTTGGTAGGATACTTTGTAGTCGTTATACAATACAATATGCACTACAAGGACCACCTGTTTGCTTCTAATGACATTATCTTCCTGCACCCTGACTACAGGAAAGGTCGTACTGGTATCAAGCTGATACAGTTTGCAGAGAAGTGTCTCAAAGAAGATGGTGTCTCAGTCTTGGCTATCAACACAAAGGTTCATAAGCCTTTCGATAATCTGATGCAGTTCCTGAAGTTCTCTTTGGTAGAGCGCATCTATTCCAAATATATAGGAGACTGATATGGGTCAGAGCCTTGTAGGAGGTCTCATTGGTGGTGCTGCTGGTGCATTCCAAGGCTTTATTACTGGTGGACCTACTAAAGCCCTAGCCCTTGGTGCTATTGGGTTTGTAGGAGGGTTTGCCAGCAGTTATCTTGCTAAACAAGCAACAGCAGATGCCTTATCTAGTGCTATGGGGCCTAGTGCCTCAGAGCCTAAGTTTGGTGGCTACACAGTTACAAGAAAAGGTGCTGCATTACACCACCAAGTAGTCTATGGTCAGACAAAAATCGGTGGTGTGGTTGTTTTCGACGATGCTAGTGGCGCTAATAACAAGTATCTCAGCCGTATTATTGCTTTTGCTGGGCATACAATTGAGTCTTTTGAGAAGATTTATATTGGTGGTGGCTACAGAGTAGGGACTATCAACAGTAGCACTGGTGCAGTCACTGGTGTCTTTGCTGTGGACCAGAATGGTGCTGATGTAGGCAGCGAGCTAACCGGGTCTAATAACCCTTTTAACGGATACCTTAGCATTCGTCAGGTTCTTGGTGGACACACAACAAGCCTAGATGGACAGACACTTTCTAACTTTAGTTCTCTTTGGACTGCTAACCATAAGCTGCTTGGCATTGCTCACTTGGCTATTGTTTTTGAGTATGCTGACAACGTGTGGGACGAAGGTTTACCAGAAATTACTGCTCTTATTAAAGGCAAGAAGGTTTACGACCCAAGGACCAGTAGCATAGCTTGGTCAGCCAACCCTGCGCTGATTGTACGAGACTTCCTAACCAACACTGACTATGGCCTTGGAGAGTCTGCTGGCAACATTGATGACACTCTTGTTTCCACTGCTGCGGGTATCTGTGAGGCTACTGACTGGGACACTGGTGCGCCAGAAAGATACACTTGTAATGGCGCTTGGACTACCTCTCAGGCTCCTGTGGACGTTATAGCACAACTTATGACCTCCTGTGCTGGCTATCTGTGGTATGCACAGGGCAAGTGGCGTCTTAAAGCTGGCAAGTATGTAGCACCTGCTGTCACCCTTACTGAGGACGATCTAAGGTCTCCTTTGTCTGTATCTACACGCCACTCCCGTAGAGATAACTTCAACGCTGTACGAGGCACCTTCAGGGGTCCAGCTACGAACTACCAGTTCACTGACTACCCTACGGTCAAAAGCCCTCTTCCTCTGAGTGATCCAGAGAACTTTGTCACTGTAGATGGTGGCTTAGAAAGTACAATGGACTTGGCACTGCCTTTTACTGATACGCCTGATGAGGCTCAGAGACTAGCAACTATTGCTTTGGAGAAGAACCGCAGTCAGATTACGGTGTCTGGTAGCTTTGGTCTTAATGCTTTCTCACTACAGGTAGGTGACAACGTAAACATCACTAATAGTCGCTTTGGCTGGACGAACAAGTTGTTTGAGGTTGTAGCTTGGGGATTAAATGTTGAGGACTATCAGCTTCAGGTCAACCTTGTCCTTCGTGAGACTACAATTACGACCTATAACGAGTTCCTAAACCCCACAGGCTTTGAGTCTGACAACACTAACCTACCGGGGGCTATTGGTGAGGTTGTAGTTGACACAGGAGTAAGTCCTACAACAAACGTCACAGGCTTGCTTGCTAATGGTGGTATAAGGCAGATTGAGGTTTCTTGGACGAATCCAGTCAACGATGACTACAACTTTACAAGAGTCTTTTACAATACAAGCAGCACACTTAACCTTGGGCTATACACAGACCAAGTAGGAGAGTCTGTTACATTCGGCGTAGGTGCAAATCAAACACTTTGGGTTTGGGCGCAAGCATATGATACTTCTAACAATAATCTTGGATCACTGGCTCCGTCTTCTGGTTCCGTTAGTGCTACATCCAAAAGGTCAGATACTGATGATGTTATTGACGGGGCTATTACTAAGCATCCTGCCGATGCTTCTGTTTTTGGAAATTCACTTTCTACTAGTTGGGAAACATTAGCTAGTGTCACAATCAATGTAACTGGCAATGAAGACGTAATTGTGAATTGGAGCTTCATCGGCACAGAGGGGTATGCTTTTGGGGACCGTAACTGTAAAATTAGAGTTACCTCAAATCACCTAATCGGGGCTTATCTGTTAGCTGAAGATGTTGTAGTGTCAAATGCTCAAACCTTTGGGGGGACTATTGTAGATACAAACCCCGGTTCAGCAGGAAACAAGACTTACCGCCTACAGGCTGCTAGTGAGGGCAGTAGCGGGAATGTAACTGCAAGTTACTCCTACATATCTGCGATTGAGTTAAAGCGATGATTAGGGCAATAATTTACAATACCAGTACGGGTAAGATTAAGTGCGTCCATAGAAATGATGAGAATCTTATCCAATATCAAGTAGAAGAAGGCGAAAGCTGGATTGAAAGCTACGAAGACGTAGACGGAAAATATGTAGTTGATGGGGTCTTGACGCCCCGCCCCCAAGCGGAGCTTGATGCAGAAGAGCTAGAACACGCTTGGAATAAGCTGCGCATTCGGAGACGGTCATTGCTCAGGGACACTGACTGG